TTTCAACAGTCTTTTTGCATTTTGGTTAGGCTGTGGGGTCTTTCATTGTTTGACACTGCAAATATACGCATAATATTTTAACTACCAAAATTTTTTCTTTTTATTTTCAAAAAAAAAACAACAAACCCGGAACGTTATACATTCCGGGCATAAATCAAAACAACCTCATTTGTTTATCTGTTATTTTAGCAACAATTGCATCAACTTTGCGTTCCCAACTTTCTAACGTTGCCAATTTCTCCGGGGTTGGGTTCCGTTTGTAACGTCTTTGGCTATGCCTCATCTGTTTTATAGCATTTATAAAATCAGTATATGTAACCATTTCTTGATATTTAAAAACATATCCACCAGCTTTCCCCCTTTGACCTTTTAGGCATTTTGAAATACTAGTTCTATCGACCCCCAATATAATAGATGCCTCTATTATTGAATTAAAATACACATTAATTTCGCCACTTATTGCAACTATTTTTTTTTCATTATGTGATTTTCTGTTTTCTATACTTCTCTTTTTTGTGATAATATTATTCGCGTTTTCTACTGGTGTAACCCAACGCAAATTTGAAACATAATTATTCCTCTTATTGCCGTCGATATGGTCAACACATGGTTTGTTGTCCGGGTTCGGAATGAAAGCGACCGCAACTAATCTATGTATTAATTTTGTAACATATTTATTACCGATACGTATATTAACCTGTTCATATCCATTAGAATGGATACATTTTTTTAGAAAGTTATTATCATGCTTTATATTCCCAAAATTTGATATGTAATACGATGGAAATATTTCTTTATATTCTTCAAATTCTAATCCCATAATCTATTATGTAAATAATTCGGTAAATTACTTTTTATCCAATCCATATTGTTAGCTAACATATAACGTCCAAAGTGCATTATCAAAGTTGCATCGCATGAATACATAGTTTGTTTTATCTCTGGATATAGTGATTGTGCTATATCTTTATATCTTTTTTTTCTGTCTTTTTTATCTTCATTTTTTATTCTTATCCTTAGTTTTTGCTGCCACGAAATAGGGGCTATTAGAACAAACGGTATTTCGGCGACGGTTATAATGGCTTTCAATTGCTCAAAGTTTGCAAGCATTTTTTGTATGCGGTACAATTTACCCATATTTACGCCATCGGCACCAAGCATTACATCATCCGGGCGCACGCTCAATTTTTCCAGAAAAATGATCGGCGAACAAATGCTTTTCAGATACTCCAAATAATTACGCAAATCTGTTAAATCCTTTGGCATTTGTATTGCCTTGATATTTTGATTTGGTCGCCATGTTACAATACCGCCATTGCTTCCCGGGTCAATTCCCACTACTGCTGAAATTCTTATATTTTTTTCCATATATAACCTCCCGCTTTCTTTGATATCCCTTTTATATTATTTGAAATAGATGTTATAATTTTCATAATTAAAATAGAACTTGCTGTCTTTGAAACTCAATTAATCTTTTCTTTGCTTGTTCATAATAAACCGGGTCTTTTTCAATTATAGTTAAATCAAAGCCCAATTTATGTGCGGCTATTGCATGGCTCATACTTCCGCCGTGCGTGTCCAATATCCTTTGACCGGGTTCTGCAAAATTTTGTAATAGCCATTCATATAATATTATTGGTTTTTGTGTGGGGTGTATTTTTTTTCCTTTGAATGAACTTTTACCTTGTAAATTTCCATAATATCTATAATCAAAACATTTTGCAGGACAATTAAAATTAGTCCACGCAAACTCACCATCTGAAAAGTTAGGAACCGGATTTTGTTTGTACCAAAATATAAAACATTGGCATGGAGGCAATTTATAATAATTTCCACCCCATATTATACATTTATTAGAAATTCTGAAAAGTTCGTCAAAATAAATATCATTTGGTATATCATTATCCCAATTCTTTTTTTCATGCTTTGACCTTGCAGGTTGTGCAGCGTAATCAATTCCGTATGGCGGGTCAACAATTGCCAAATCAAAAGATTTATCACTTTGGGATTGCATAAACTCCATGCAATCCCCGTTTATTAATGTTATGTTTCCACATTTTTCAATTTTCATCTTTATATCCTCCCGCTTTTGTAAAATAACCTATTACGCCAATTATAAAGCAAACAATAAATAGTTCCATATTTAAAACTTCATGTAGTTATCAACTTGCATTTCCTCGGAAATCATCCGGTCAAATGCTTTTATAATCTCCTTTTTCCGGGCAACCTCAAACGCCGTAAAATCAATTTCCGGGCTTTCGGTTCCTTTTCGGCGAACTTGAAATGCCGTATATTGGTTTATCATTCCACGGGCTACACGCTGCATATACCGGGCAAACGCTTCTTTGCGGTCGTCCTCTTTAACTTGTACATCATCAGCTAACCCGCATTTTTGCAACCATTCATACAAAAACATATCATCAGTTAGCCCCAATATTAATTTCCCGGTGTATTTGTAGCAAAGGAAAATATAACGGTTCCGCCATTGTCTTTGTATCTCAAATTGCCGTATTTGCTGCGGCGAAATTTCATTGTTTTTTTCCGGTATAGCTTTGTATGCTTTGTCAATTACATCTGTCTGCTTTTGCTTGTATGCTTTCAGAATCTTTGCAAAGTAATCGGCGTTGAACTGTTGATAATGGTTTTTGTCCGGATTTCCTTGTTTATCTTTCGGCAAATATTCGTCTAACTCTCCGGTCGTCGCCAATTCAAAAGCCATCTTAATATCAGCCAACGTCATATCTGAGTAATAACGTTTCAGAATATCCAACAACCGGGATTGTATATAATTCCAATCATTTTCATTCTGTGGTATTATATAACCAACGTCCATTGCTATACGCTTAAACAACAACGAAAGATTTTCAACTAATTTTGCATCGTCAATTTCCGCAATTGGTGTTTTTGTTGACGCTGCGAAAACATATTTTTCAACTGGGTTTAATGCTTTGGCAACCTCCGGCAATTGCACCATTCTACGGCGTACTTCAATGGCTTTTGTTCCGGGCTTGGTATTATATATTTCTAACGCCGTATTTTCTTTTTTTTCAATTGCTCCCATATCAATCAAAATCATTGTTTAAATACTTCATCATATCCGCAATTTCTTTGCTGCTTTGCTGCTCTGTCTTTACGGAACGTTTCATTTTTTCCCATTTTTCGTATTTTTCGGGGGTTGAATCATATTCTAACGCCGCCCAACCTTTTGAAATGCTTTCTTTTATCAGAATCAGCGCAAATTCTTCCGGGTATTTACTCAAACCATTTAAGTTTGCTTGTATCGCTGAAAAACTCTTTTGCGACGTTCTCCATTTCGGTTGACACATCAAAATATAAAAGTTCCGTTTAAATTCATCGCTATCAAATGGGAATACAAGTTTTGCAAAGTAATTATCAACTTTATCAATTACTTGTTTTCTGACGTCCAACAATTCCGGGGTAAACCCATAAACAATACTTGCTTTAACTGTTTTTTCTTCGTTTGAAAAATTGTCTTGTGAAAATCCGTTTGGATTTTCTTTTGAGGCTTTAGCCTCTTTCTTCATAGTATTATTAATATTATTATTATTAATATTATAGTCTTGTAGTCCGTTTTCGGACTGATTAAAGTCCGTTTTCGGACTGTTGTTTAGTCCGTTTTCGGACTGCTGTATATTAATATTATAGTCTTGTAGTCCGTTTTCGGACTGATTAAAGTCCGTTTCGCTTCTGTTCCATGTTTTACATTTTTCTGTAAATCTTAGATACTTTGTTTTCCCAAAAGAACTCAACTCAATAAATCCTCTGTCTGCAAGTTCTTTAATGTTTTTGTAAACTCTTTTAGGGATTGAAAAAAGCAACGGAAAATCATCTACCATTTTTGTTTCTGAATATTGATACCAAACAATGCCATCAACCGTAATTGTATTAGTCCACGTTGGCAATGTCATACATGCGGCAAGCGTAGTTGCTTGTACAATTGTTAAGCCATGTACAATGGCAAACTTTTGGTCTATAAATATATTGTATGTCATAGGTTATAAAAAAAAAACCCGAGGTCTGGGCTACCACACACCAAACCAAGGGTTTCAAGCTAATTAGCAATATCGTATAAACGGTGGTAGTCGTTTGTTTATGCTGCAAAAATAGATGTTTTTTTTTGAATTATCAAACATTATTGGTTAATTCTGCGATAAAGCCCTTAATATTTTGCTTTCTTATATGTCCTTTTAATGCCCTCCCCTCAGAGAATACTGTATAATAGCCTAATCTATTCCATGAAACTACGTTGTTAGTCCTATTTTCCAGATGTATATAGGTTCCACTCTTAGAATTTAAGTCATACAAAAACCGGAGTAACCTTATAGCTTCCTCCTTATCCCCAAGGTAAACAGTAATATACTTTTGATATATATTACTAGTTTTAAGCATAATGTAATAATGGTCTATACACCCATTCACCTTTGCAGCGCACAATTTTTGGTTCCCAAGGTCTGTTACTTTCAACGTTTCAACCTCTACTACAGTTTGGGCATACACGCTTACACACATTACTGATATCACTAAAAACAAAATAATTTTCTTCATTCTTCTATCAATTTTATTGGCTTAAATGCTTCAGTTACTTTACGCAAATTCCCCTCGCTTTCGTTCGGAACAATGGAAACGACCGGATAACGGGAACGGTCTCCGGGCTTTTGAGAGACGGCAAATTGTACGTTCATATCCCAAACTATACCCTTAACAAATCCCCGTTCCTGCAACATGGCGTCGAACGTGTCTCGGATATTTGGAATTGTTGACGCCGTACCCTTTGTTACGAACTGCCAAACCCCGGCAACCCCACGAACCAAAGGAATAATAAACGTTACGGTCAACGTAACAATCCAACCGTCGCCGCCGTTTAATACGGCCCGGTTTGGGTGTTTTTGCGCAACGCCTGCCATTAAATCGGGATAATCCTTTGTACTATATTGACAATATTGTTTTCCGTTCCATACAAAAAACGTTTCTCCGTCGCCGTATGCTATGCGTCGCCCGTCGTCGTTCCGGTATTCATACATTTCGTTACATACCTTTTCTGGGCAATCATCCGGGAAAATTATTTGAATAGTTTGCGGCTTTTCGCCGTATGCTTTGGTAAACAATCCGGCATACTTTCCACTAGCAATAAAATAGTCAACACTTTTTGGATATTCTTTTCCGTTGGTTGCTTTCTCCTTATACCCTACTTTGATAAACCCCACACGTGGCAAAACAACACGTTGTATGCCGGTGGTTGGTCTGTTTATGTTTATACGTCCTTTCATAATCAAATATCAATTTCAGTATTCAACAAATCTTTCTTTGTCACGGGTTCCGGCTTTTTAGGCTGTTTTTCTTCGATTTTAGCCACTTTTTCTTTTTTTGGTGTAATTGTACGTTTTGCGGTTTTCTTTTCCTTGACTGGCTTGTTTCCCGCCGTTTTTGCCGTTTTTCGTGTGGTTCTCTTTACGGTCTTGGTTTTCTTTTCCTCCGGTTCCGGTTGTGGTTCGGGTTCCGGGTCTTTCTTCAAATCCTCAACGGTAACGGCTTTTTCCGGTTCCGGCTTTTTCTTTTCCGCCGGGGCTTTGCTTTTAACAAGTTCCGCCAACGTCAGCGAAACAATATTGTTTGTCAAATCCGGTTCGTTATCCAATGATATTTCCCCGGAAACCGCCGTAAATGTATTATCCCGTTTTTCGTCCTCAATTGCTGCCAACTCCAAAAGATACGGGATTTTCTTTGCGTTCGGGCTGTCTGTTTGGTCTTTCAAATTGTACGTCGGTTTCTTTCGCCAATCTTTCGGGCTAAAATTGAAAACACGGTCAATCGGAATATCCGGGAAATTTTCGTCCCACATCATCGCATATAAATGCAATTGAATTTCCGCTTCTTCGTAAAATCCTTTGCGCCCGCTTTTGAAATCCACAATTGCGTTTATGTATTCTTTTGAACCGGGCTTTGATAACATCGTACACGGTAAATCAATCATTCCGGCGTAATTATGAACGGGGTGTACCAACGCAATTTCCACGGCTAACGGTTTAACGTCATAATCCAAAACAAATTGCGCAAATGCCAATATATCCTTTTTGAAATCATCAGCGTAATAAATGAAATCGGCGGGCAATTTGTTGTTATCAATATAATCTTTCAATTTGGCTTTCAATCCGTCCAAATCATAAACCCGGTTAATTATAAGTTCTTCAAATTGGGCGTGCATAAATGTACCATACGCCGCCCGTTCTGCTTTGTATCGTTCCGCCTCGTCAATACCTTTGTCGGCAATCCATTTTATCAGAAACGGCGATTGTGGCATTGTTTGGGACAAAATTGTTGTAACTGACGGATAAAATTCCGGGGTTCCGTTGTCGTCAAACTTGTAATAATATCGGTGTCCTTTGCTGTTTAGCTGCCATACTTTATACGGCGGTTCAATCAACGCACCATCAAAAAACATTGCTGTCATTTCCTCAACCGTCATGCCCGGCACAATTTCAAAAGCCCCGGCGGGCTGTTCTATTTCGACGGCATCCAATCCGGGGACAATCTGTTGTTCATCGTTTATTTCCGGGAATTTATCGGCGGGCAATTGTCCCATTGCTTCCGCCAACTTCTTAACCGCATTTACTGCGTTACCCATTGTGTTTGCAATACTTTTTTCCGGGTTTTCCGGCTGTTTCTTTTTCGCTCTCATGTTATTTGCTCTTTAATTCGTTAAACAATACATAAACCATTAATCCACACATTGCAGAAAACAAAAAATGGATATAATTCCAAAATCCGGCAATAAAACATATTACTCCGAAAATGCTAAATATCATTGCAAAAACCTTTGCTTGCCACGCATCGGAAAAGAAAACATCAACCATCTTTTCCATTTTTTCGATAAACTTCTTTTTCATGGTTTTAATCCTCCATTCCAAACAGATAATCGGCGGAACAACCGCACATTTCGCAAATTATTACTACCCATTCCGGCACAATCCTTTTGGTTGTCCCGTTGCAAAGATTTGTCATATTTACCTGCTGTGCGCTTTCGCTTGCGCCCTCAAATAAACGGGCTGCAATATCCTTTTTCAATACCTTTTTTCCGTTCGCCTCGGAACGGGCGATTGCTTCGTTTACTCTTAATCTCAATGCCATAACTTAAATTTTTTTTGTTAATAACTTGGTTCGTTGCTCTCTTTATATCCGCAATTGCGGCACGTTTTTTCCTCCCAAATCGGGCTATATTCCGGCGGGGTCAAATATCCGTCGCCTCCGGTACGTCTATATTCGCCGTCTGTAACCTCCATTTCCCCGCCACACTCCGGGCAATCATCGTCGCCAATCAATACACATTCCAACAGGGCGTCCAAATGGACGGAACGAACCGGGTAAATACCAATTGCCCGGATAACGTCCACCATTTCCACAACGGTAACATCCCGTTCGTAACAATCGGCGACCGGGAACCCCCAATTGTCGCTTATGTTCTCGATAATCTGTTTGTTGATTAACTCCGTAACGATTGTTTCGGATACTTGGTTGGCTGTTTTCCCGCTTTCGGTCGCCAACATCTTTAATTGCTCACTTTCTTTTATTTTCATATCATTTCCCGGTATCCCTCCGGGTAGGCTGTTAATCTTTTGTTCTGCAAAGGTAGAAAGATTTTTTTAATTACCAAAAATATAATCTTTGTTTTGCGAAATCATTTTTGCCGGGTGCGTGAAATATCCGATTTTTAACCTACCTTTGCAATACCGCATTACCAAAAATCGCTCTCGGTTACTGCGTACCGAACCCCCGGCGGGTTATTATCTTATTTCGTACAAACTCAATGAATTTTCGCACAATACCCACGTCGGGAATTTAGGGTTTTGCAGATAACAAAGGTTATCTAATGCCGCCCGGCTTGTATAAAACCACAACCCAAATTTTTTGCCGATAAAATACATATCGTTTACCCCTGTTTCCCGGTATTTCTCCGACAACATTTGTTGGCTGTAAATGATTGACGAAAATTTAACTTTGCCGTCTAACTTGGTTGCAATCTCGGCAATGTCCGTCGCCTGTGTTCTTTTCTTTGTTTCCATATTTGAAATTTATTTGGTTCCGGGAACCCGCCCGGTCGGATTAGTAATAATAAAAGGATATTTTTAAACCCCGGCGCAACTTACAATGTTCGGCGTCTTTGACACAACGGAAAGCACGGCGCAATAATTTGTTCGCCATTTCAACGCCTACTAACTTAATCAAACCGGAAACGCCAACCAACGTGTTAATCTTTTTGCCGTTGAACAAGCCGTTTACTTTGATTTTGAAAGTACGGTTAATTTCTTTTGTTGTATATTCCAAACCGTTGTAAATATCTTCGGGCTTCATTGTATCGCTCTTTTTGTTACCGGGAAAACGCCCGGTCGTTTTATTAACATGGCACAAAGATAAGGCATTTTATTTTAACTACCAAAAGAATTTTCTTTTATTTTCGATTTGCGGATAAAAAAAGTTTCTTTTGGCTCCCTGCAAAGTTATTTTTGGCGAATTTTCATTTTAAGCCACTTTATTTGCCGGGGTGGGTACATTATCCATTCAAACAAAATAATCGAAATACGGGGCTAAAAACGGGCAAAAACAAAAACGGGGTTGCAACGCTTGGTTACAATCCCCGTTTCCCGGTATTATGAACAATAAAAGTTACTTTTCTATGGTTACGAACTCAACGCCCAATATTTTTGTTGCCGGGTTCTTGCTTACAACATCAATTTGCCGATTTTTGATTTTCTTTGTTTTCCATAAAAAACCTAACCAACGTTTGTATTGCACCGTTTCGACAATCAACAGACTATCCCGGTTTATATGCGTCCCGGTAAATTGTCCGTCCGGCGTGGCGCATCCGTGCAACTCAAAATACGGTTCGACAATATCGACGCATCGTAAAACGGTCGTAACCGTATCGCCGGGCAAATATACAACACTATCCCGGACGGTTGCCCGCAATTCGTTGATTGTTTCCATTTGGGTTGTTGTAACCCGTTCCAAATCCCGGTTCTTTGTCTGCAACGTCTTTATCAACTCCGCATCGCTCGCCCGGTATTTTTCAAACTCTGACAATTTCAGTTCCAAAACCCCAACTTTGGCGGCGTTCAAACTATCTTTCGTTTGGTATCGGGAAACTTCCTGCAATAACGTTTCCGTGTTGGTTCTGTATTTGTCCCTTTCCCCGGTCAACGTATTAATCCGGGAACGTTGCACCCATATAGTGACAACGGCGGCAACCGCCAAAGCAATTGCCGCTATTATTAAATATTTTTTCATAAGATACGTTTTATCGCTTCATAATGAATTTTTGCAATACGTTCACGCCCGGCGTCTGACAACATAAAACGGCAATCTTTTTCGGTATCCATGAAAAAGTTTTCAGATAATACCGCCGGGCAAACCGTATGTTTCAGAATGTAAAATTGGTTTTCTTTGTCCGGGTCGCCGTCGGTATGGTCAAAGCGCATTTTCCAACCATCCGGGGCAAACTCTTTTTCCGCCTCATTACAAAGTACGGTTGCGATTGCATCCGCTTTCGTTTGTCCTACGCTGGTATAACATTCCCACCCGGTGCCGCCTCCGGCGTTCCCGTGAACGCTAAACAAAACGGCGTTGTTGCCGCAATCCGCATGGATAACGTTTGCACGGCGGCAACGCTCCGGTAATGATACGTCGGTTTCCTCCGGTACCAAAATTTCAAACTTTACGCCATCGGCTTTTAACATCGCCGCAATACGGCGTACAATGTCACGGTTAAACTCCCATTCAAACAATTGGGAACCGTCGCCCCAAACCGGGGAACGTTTCCCGGCGGTTTCTTCGCCGTGTCCGTTGTCTAAAATAACAATAGGTTTCATTTTCTTACCTCCTTTTCTTTATCGTTAATAATATCGTCATCGGTTTCCTTTTGGAAACGCTCGATTATTGGTTGCCAATAAGACGGCAACGCCCGTGTAAATTCCAACCGGATAACATGGTATATTATCCGTAAGGCTATTTTCTTCGGGTATGCCTTAATTAAGTTGCGAAACGCATTTTGCAAATATACATACATGAACACGTATGTAAGCGACTTAATAACAATCATTGCCGCCCCGTCGTCGCCACATTGCAACATAACGGAATAAATGACGTGTATAATAACGACGTACAAAAGCAATTCCGCCAATGCGTTCTTAAACTTATGGAACGAAAAGCGTTTGCAATTCCTTATCGCCACGCCGTCCGCCCTCATTCCCGCCCAAATGTTGAACGCAAACATAATAACTAACGCATACATAAACCCCGCCGTCGGGGTCAGATATGCAAATAACGGGCTTGCGGTCGTGGCGAATATCATACGCCATTGTTCCCAACTAAAAATTTTATCCATATCGTCCATAAATAAAGAGTTAAGGGGCGGCGGTAAACCGCCCCCGTTTTGGTTATTGCTTTATAATCTCGCACAACATAAATTCCGTGCGGTTGTCAACCGCCGTGGTTGTTCCGTTGATAATGTTACGTTCTTGCATATTCATAAATGAAATAGGGCGGGCGGTTTCCCGCCCTCCCATTAGTTAGTTATTGGGTAATTGCTTTTAAAATACAACTTCCGTATGTTTGGTTTCCGCTTTCTGTTTGGTGTACCCCGTCGTCACTCCAACCAAAACCGCCGACAACCAATTGTATTGTATCGCTTGACGCCGGAACATTCCCGTAAAAATGAACCTTTACAGGCTTAACGGCGTAATCGGTTGCAAACGGTACAACTTGGTTCCAATCTTGACCCTGCATTAAATGAATTAACGACGGGTCAACGTCAGATGTAACAAACCAACCGTCGGTACGTTCAACATACGCATCAATTCCGGTAACATCAACGCCGTTTACCCATACACGGAACGCACGATTAACGTTACCAATGTCCGCCCCGTCAACTACATAATCTGCAACGCCCGACGACGGTATGTTTATGATTTTTGGGTTAGACAACGCACCGTCGTTAAAACGTATTTGTTCGTCGGATATATTAACGAATGTACCGTCGTGTTGGTCGGCTATTTCCTGTTGTAATTCGTTATACCCCCAACCGCTACAATAATCGTTCGTGTTAAATGCACTTATACCAACGACTAATAATTGCGCATTAGGGTTTGACGCCTTGAATTTCTCAACCAATGTGTTGTAATTAGTGCGAACTTGACCCAATCGACGAACGGCAAATTGTGCGCCGACCATATCGGACAAATTATTGTAATGCCATATTTCCGATACGCTGAACGGTTTAACCCATGTAACAACGCCGTTTACTTTATCAACCGTTGCAACCGTTCTAACTGCAAATTCCCGCCAATCGCTACGATATTCGCCGATTTTGATAAAATCGCCAACCTCAATTTCTGACGTCTTTATATCGTCAGACGTCAAAGAAAAAGGCGTAATTGCCTGTATTGTTCCGGTACATAACCCCGTTTGAAAACTTGTGTTTCCCGTATTAGTAATATAAATAACCTCCTTTAACTTGACGTTCTTTATTTCCTCCAACGTGAATGTTTGTTCCCGAACCAATACCCGGTCGATTTGATAACGGTCGTCGTTTGCTCCATATTCCAACATTAGAACATCAAAATAAGGCAAATAACGAACGCATCGCCAATCGTGCCATCGGCTTTCGCTAATAGCCCTAAACAAATCATACCCGCCAAATGCGGCGTTCATAAAGTCATTTAATTCGGCGCACGCAAAATCAAAATCGAAATACGGATTGGTTCCACCTGTAATTACTATTTTGATACGGTGCATACCGTATGCGTCAAATGAAAAACGCAACACGGCATCCGGGTTGTTAATAACAGGGCTTAACGGATAACCCGAACGTGTAACCGCATCCGCCGTAAGGCTTGCAATATTTACGGGATTTACATTTTCCGTATTCCCGTTTTCGTCCTCGTTGAAATCCGATTGAGTAAAGCCAATCGCACGTCCTACGTTATACGTCAATTGGATTGTCGTACCATTTGCCGGGGCAACCGGGAAATACAATATACGGCGGGGTTGTCCGTCATTATACGGGGCAAATGTCATTATTGTACGAACTGCGTAACAATCGCCGCCGGATAAACCGGGGTTCATGGATACCGTTTTTGCCGTTCCATTAACTGTAACGGCAAAATTATAACTATCCAAATGGTCGATAACAAAAGACTTTTGCGCACCCGTTCCGGCAAATGTCTGTGTACGTTGTCCCAACATTGTTTTATTACGATTGTTATAAGAGCCAATTTTTACATCATTGTCGTAAATATCAAATGTTGCGTAATTGGTTGTTCGCTCAATAAATTGCACTAAATCGACGTGCGAACCGAATACGGTAAAAGCTAATGAACTGCCAACGCCCGTTATTTTTTTGTTAACAATCCCTTTGGCTGTATTTGTCAATACCTTTTGATTATATGGACGATTTGCAACGGTTCCCGTTGTTATCAAATTCGTTGTTTTGTTCGCAAGTGCTAACAAACCGTCAACCAAATAAGCCAACCAACCGGAATACGCATTGCGTGTCGTGGATTTTGAAGAACCAAAAATTGCGTAACTTTTTGCTTTTACGGGTTGTACAACATTTTCTATGTTGCTTATCGCATTATTTACATAATCAATTGTTGCATTTTGATATACCGGGGGGGTATATATGGTTACATAGTCTGCCAATTCGTCCTCTGTGTATGTCGAAAACACAAAATCACTTATTAATGTATCGTTTAAGGTCGTATTGTTATACGCCGTAAATTCCGGTATTGTAACAACGGTATTACCCCACAAATCGCCGTCTAACAATACATAATAACGTGTTCCATTCAGTCCAACCCGCACATCCATTGGGAAACGTGCATCTTTGTAAATTACTCCATATCGAAGATATGGAGACACCGAACTCCCAAAAAATTCCAATATAGCCTCCGTAATACCATAACCTTTGTTTGATATATCCTTTATCTGTATGCGCATACGATATGCCGTATTTAACGACGGGGTAAAAGCGACGGGCAATGCAATTTTCATTTTATAACCCGGATATTGTGAACCTCCCAAAGAGACGGCAACCAATGGTGTAAATGTGGTTGCAATATTGATTGGGGTTGGTTTTATTTGGTATCCGTTTTGCAATATATTTTCTTGTGCGTTCCCGTTTTCAACTTGGAATATGTTTGTATATGTATCATCCAAACTTTGCATTCCGGTAATACTCCAACCGTCATATAAAGGTTCGGGAACATTGGAGCCGAACTTATCCAATCCGACCTTTTTTATATATAATGCAAGGTTGCCCCCCAACGTTGTTGATAACGTTATATTGTCGGCTCCTATGGCTATACAAATAAAGCCGTCAGAACTAATACACAAACGTACTGGGGTCGTGTTGCCGTCGCTCCAAAAGAATTTAGGCGTATAGTAATTCCATGTCGAATTACTTGAACGTCCCCAAAACGAAATCGTCATTGTCTTATATCCAACTTTGCCGATTGCACTTGTTTTTGCTCCAATCTCAAAGAAATAATTAAGATTGTCGGAAAATTTGTACGGCGTTTTGAATACATAAACGGGTAACGCTACATTTCCGGGTACTGCCGCACAATTTGGCACAAACGTTCTAACAGCGTTATTGATTATATTTGCCTGCCTGCTGGATAAATCAATTGTTGACGGATTAAAAGTATTTAAGTCCGATAAAAAAATATTGTTGGGCGACAACACATAATACGGGGTTGCGTCAGAAGCATCGTCAACAAAGATTGACGAACCGATTGCAAATGCTGACCAATCAATTGCACATTGTATCTGAACGGTTCCCGCACCATAAACAAACGTTCGGTTGTATGGCGTTGCACCTCCGTTAGCATTTTCCGGGCTGTTTGCATCTGCCCAATTTGAACCAATATACGCCCAACCCGAACCCGTATTTATCTTAAAACGTAATTCGTGGTTTGTTTCCGTTGTACGACGTACCAATGAAACGGCAATTTGTATGTTGGGATAATTAGCGGGGATAATATTGTTGAAAACAACTTTTACCCCGGTAAAAGCCGCAACCCATTTTGCCCGGTCTGATTTGTCTAACGTTCGATTTTGGTAAAAACTATCTTGCGCCGCTATATTATACGTCGTTTGTTGGGGCGCAATTGGCAACGTCCATGCGCTCCACGTATTGCCCGCATTGTTGTAAAACACTTGGACGGTATCGGCAACAACTGCATTGCTACCAAAATTCACATACGCCCCCGGTTGGGCGGCTAAATAGAAAACATTTGCGTCCGGGGTTCCCGGCACGGTTGTTGGCGTCGCTATACCCGCAAATGTTCTGTTTACTCCTATTCCATTGACAATAGATAACAACGTACTTTGCAAAATTGCTCCGGTAATCTCTTGATTGCCATTTGTTTTTATAACATCCGCAATCGCTTGTTTTAATTCTTGATAATTCGCCATAACTAATTAATTTAATCGTTATTAAAATCATTATTGTAATCGCTGTTAAAATCGCCAATATTTGCCCCTAAATATCCACGACCTATTTTTTTAACGACGGTTGCTGTCTGAAATTCTATTTCCACGCTCGCCAAATCTCCCTGCGTCTGCCATTTTGGGGTAATTAAAAACGTGTCGCAATCGTATTCCCTGCCGTATTTATCCGTTATGTGTATATAATCAGCCATACGAATAAAACGCATAACATCGCATAAGTATTCCGGTGCCAATATAGTACATTTGAACGTCTTTACCGAAATTTGTTTTTCCGGGAAAAAATAACCGTCCCTTTCCTCGCCGTCCTCTTCAAATTCATAATCCGGTTTTCCTAACTCGGTACAAAGATATAACATGTTTTTGAATGTCGGATTTTTATAAACTATTTGTCCGGCGTCAAACACTAAATTTTCAATGTCCCACCAATCAATTTTCAAATAACCGGAAACGTCCTGCACAACCGTAAACATTTCAGAATACCACGTTTGAACGCCATCAGATAACCGCAAATAATAAATTCCGTCAAACTGATTTAACGGCATGGGTAATATTGCCGGGTATAATATTACATCATATCCCAACGACTGAAACCGGACAACTTGCAATCCGGTTTCCCTCATGTATGTTGTTATATTTGCAATTTGTTTTCCGGTTTTATCATATAGAATAACAGACGTAACAGAATTTGAACGGGTATTTCTTATTATCTGAAACGGCAATAATCTATCAGCCGGTGCGAACAATGGGTATATTTGCCCGTATGCGTAACTTTTACGGTGGTTCTGCTGCTCTATTGACGTGTACCACGGCAATACGCTTATATTGTTATTCTGTATCATATTTCAACGTTGCTTTAATGTTTCGACTACACAAATTTACGCTTAATTTATCAACTTGACCGTTACCGATATATGTTTTAACTAACAGCATCGGGTTTGGGTCTGTGGTTCCTGCCGGGAAATTCAATGTTTGTTTCTTTTTACGTTCCAATCCTCCCAAAGCATAATATTGGGAATTATTTATTTTGAAATTCCGTGCGGGCATATCATAAACCCAATATGTCGGTTGTATATTGATAAACGCTAAATATCCATTTTGCAAAAAATATTCTACGCTATCAACGGTTTGTCTTGTGAAAGGCAATTCCAATTGTCCGCCGCCGGACGGCGTAACTGCTGCAAACAATGCGAATCCATCGGAACTAATTGCACCGGGGTTTAACAACATCAAATCTATGTCAGACGTAAAATTTGATATGTTAATTTCTTCAATTTTCCCGGCTGTTACATATTTTGACGTAATTTCTATTGGTAAACCCTCAAATGGTGTTGTTACATCATCCATCCACTCAAATTGGTAACGTTCCGGCATATCTACTTTATCAAAGGAATATTCAGACGTTGCAAAAGCTAATTTCTTTCCATTCCTAACGTTTTCTAACTGCGTTAAATCATAATCAATAATTGGTTTATATCCATACAAACCGCCATTTCTGAACCAACTTACCTGTTCAATCTTAAACTTTCCGTCCTCAATATACCAATAACATTTGTAAATATCCCGTAACATCGTCATAATCTGTTGTAATGTAATCGGGGCTTTTTGCGCCGGGGTTTTATATTCGCCATTAATGATATTACTTTTCTGACTTATTAGCAACTTAAATGACTGCCCGGAAATAGGATTGTTTGTGTTATAAAGAAATTGGCTGTATTCCGGCGTCGCTTCATGCGTTATTCCGGGCGCAAATTCTTTTAATAGCACATTGATACATGACGACAATGTAAACGCATCACGCAAAGTATATGCTTTTCTGGCTTTTTCCTCTAATATCCAATCCATCAGATAAAACCCAAACCATAACGACGCATAACGCCACGTTGACCGGGCGATTGGATAAAACGTTTGTCCATATATGGAATAAGGCGGCTCAAAATACTTTCCACTGTCGGCTAATCCCCACTCGGTCGGCGTATCTGAAAAATTATTAGATATAAATGCCACGTCGATTGCGTAACCAATTGCCCGGCGGTAATTTCTATTATTATCTACAATATCATCGGACGGCAACGGGTATGTATCTAAATCGTCTATTTTATCAACATCAACCAAATATCGGGCGTATATATTATAACTTTTCATATCGGCGTGCATCGTACCCGTTGCTCCGGAACCCTCAACGGCGGTTAAATCAAATTCCAACGTATCAAAAGGTTCTTGCGTTGTCTTTGTATACCGGAACATTGCCACATCATCAGAACGGCGGCGTATCTCAACACCTGCTAGCCCAATAGGTAGCCCACCCGCAACTCGTTTTTGTGCAATATGGATATAATAATTTACATTTAATTCCGGGTATAAATCTCCCATAAATTCATCAGGACTTACACCCGTCGACATCCGCCCACTATAAAGCCCGGATATTACCGCCGGGGAACCTTGCGACGTAATTTTTATTTCTTTCAAAATATTACATAGTGCAAAATGATAGGTTTGTATTAATGCGTTTTGGTCAGTCGTGGCGTTTGCGTCTTGTTCCCAATTCGTGCCGCCCAAAAAGCACGAAACAATACTATCTCCGGGAACGTATATTTGTATCAATGGGCGTTTTCTTATTGTAAGAAATTCGATTTGTGGGGCCAACTCAATTAAATTGTATTCCTTTTCCAATCCTGCCAAAACGTCGTTGTATTGGTCTATTGTTTTCGGCTGTACCGTAACCAATTTATCATCATCATTAAACGTACAATCCGTTTTCATAAACTTTGCTTTATAGTATTGATTGTATGTTTGTCCCCAATCATCGCTTTTTTCGATATATAGGAAAAATTCAGAATCAAACGGGGCGTCATTGATAATATCGTAATCAGCACGGACAAAGTTTATTTTACCGGACAATTTAGCCCGGTAAAACCTTTGATTTGTTTCCAACTCATAATCCAACGTTAAATCATCCTTATAATTGGGGCAGACGGTTTGTTTGGTTCCGTCCTCCCCTATCTGCAAAAAGAATCTATATTTTGGTGTCATAGTCTTTTTATTTTACGTTTCAAATTCTTGTAACTTTCAATCGTATTTCCGTCGCCATCCACGTAAACCCGTCGTCGGTTCTGTTCCTTAATTTCCCTTACATCATCCGACAAATTGCGTAAATCCGGGCTTTGTCCGGTAACGTTTAACGTCAAACCGTCTCCGTCTGAATAGGATTTTAAATACTTGTGTGCAAATGTACCATTGTTTAGCGAATTGATAACGTCCGGTATTATCTTTCTGAAACGGCGTGAACTTCGTTTATTTATCACGGCGAAAAATTCGCCTCCCTCGGCACGTCGGCGGGTTCCGTCCGGTTTCGTTCCTAAATCAATATCATTTCCGCTTTGGTGCGAACCGCCCTCCAAAAGTTCAACGGTACCGTCGCCGTATGTTTCCGTTCCTCCGGTTCCTCCGGTCTGTTTTGCCAATTGCGCCGCCTTGATTTTAGACGCTGCAAAACTCGCCCACATTACGGCAATTGCAGGTATTGCAAACGGGAAACCTAATTGCGACCATATCAACGCCGTTGCTGTTACCATGTTTCCGATTTGCTGCAATGTTTGTATTGCTGCCTGCTGTTTTTGCGCTTTCTGTTGTTCTTTCAACGCTTTTTCTTGGTTTTTCTTTGCCAAATCCAACTCCTTTTGCGCTTGTACAACATTATTGGCGTACCCGTTTGCCCTTGCTTCCAATTCTGCATCCAACGCCGATTGTGCGGCGGAAACCTCTTTATCCGCTTGCTCAACGGCTGCATCTGCTGCGGCAACACGTGCCGCCGTGAATGTATTTAACGCATCCAATGCGTATTGCATAGACGTATTAATTGCCTCTTTTTGGTCGTCGTCCAAATTAAGCCCAAACAAACCGTAAATGTCTGTTCCTCGTTCCTCCCCTTTGGATTGCTCAATTTCTTGGTCTATTTTTTTAATAGTGTTTTGAATTGTTTGTACCTCAACATCAGACAATTTATTGGCGGCTTGCTGATTTAATTCTAAAACCTTTTGCAAACGTTCCTTTTCTGCTTGCAAACGGAATTGAGTTTTCCGGGCTTCTGAATTTCTCAACAAATCAAACTCCGATTGTGCCAACGCTTGTTGTTGGTCGAATATCTGTAATTGCGCTTGCAAATATTCGTCCGCAATTCCGGCTCCCTTTGCGTCAAAACTTGCATTAATCGCCGCGGCGTCCTGCTGTTGCCCGGTCGGTTTCTGTTGGTTCTGTAATAATGCGGTTTGTCTTTCGTTTTCCAACAACTGCATCCGCAATTGTTTTTCCTGCTCGCTTCCCTCTTTGACTGCTTGCAAACGTAATTCAATGCTTTCTTTCTGTAACGCTAATTCCTGCAATTGTCGGTCTTGTTCGATTTTCAATAACGCCTCGGTTTGTTGCTGTTCCAACGCCGTAATTGTGGCGTTTATCGCTTGACGTCCGGTTTCGTTCAAATCCTTTTCGGTCTGCAATTGGTGTTGTAAATCCTCAATTTGGCGGGAATACTGATATTGCGTTTGTTGGCGACGCTTTGCCCATTCGTCGGTTTCCAACTGCAATTGTGCATCCTGCAATTTTCGGGTTGCTTCCAAATTCTTTTTATATTCCGCTTCAATTTTCTTTGCTTGTTGTTCTGCTGCCTTTTCCGCATCGCTTTTACCCCTTGGCTTTACGGTTGGGTTCTGTGTCGTTACGGGCTTATTGTCTGTTTGTGGCGTCGGGGTATCTCCAACAGAAACCGGGATTGTTAACGGTTTTATTTTCTTTTGCATACCATCCAAACCCTCTTGGAAATTTTCTGTTATGTCTTTAACTTGGGCTTTAACCAAATTTCCGTACGCTGCTGCATAATCTGCCAATCCTTTTTTTACTTCGTCAAAATCTAACGTAAACGCCCCCTTTAATGCGGTTCCGGTTGCTTTGACTATATCAATAAAGAATCCAAACAAATTTCCCAACGTATCAAATGTTGTTTTGAATCCGGCAACAATCCCATTCCAAATTGCACGTATCAAAACACTTTCATTGTATAACTCAATCAAGTAATTGACAACATCAATAACCCCTTTTATTATCGCCGTCAATCCTTGGTTAACAAAAACTTTTGCCTGCGTTGTCAACGTTTCAAAATTTCCTCCGGTTGCGTCAAACAACCCGGATAATGCGTTTTGCAACTCAATTTGGCTTTGCAATTGTTCCTCCTGCAATTGCGCCAAAACTCCGGCTTTCCCTTTTACTTCATCCATGTTTGTTGAAATATCTTTCAACGTGCGCAAATACTGCAATCCGGCGTCCTCTCCGGGCCCCCCGAATATATCTGCAATTGCAGCCCCGACCGTTGCCGCATTATCCGGCAATTTTGCCAATTTTGCGGAAACGTCTTGTATAACATCAAATGTCGTTTTGGTTCCGGTCTGCAAATCTTTTTGAACTTGTTCCGACGAAATACCAATACCATCCAAAGCCGCCGCCGTCGCCGTCGTCATTTCACGCAAACGCAAATTTGCCTCCTTAATTGCGTCAACGCCTTTGTCTGAAAAGATACCCATTTTGTTTGTTTGGGTAACAATTGCAACAAATTGGTCTGCTGATATTCCCGCCTCTTTGAAATATGCCGGGTATTCTTTCAACGTGTCTAAAAATTCCCCGTTCGCATCGCCTCCGGCTAAAAACCCATCCTTAACCAATTGCAATGCCTCATTTGCAGAAATACCAAATTGTTTTGATAATGCGTTTGTTGCAATCAATGTTTCCCGGAAATCTGCGTTGAATGAATCGGCGACGGCTTGCACCTCATTTCTAAACGCTTTCAAATCATCGCCACTTTTCCCGGTAAATTGTTGCGTCAATCTCGTTGCCTCAACTAACCCGGCGTTATAATCGTACCACCATTTAAACGCCGCACCCGCCGCCGCAATTCCGGCAATCGCCAAAAAAACCGGGTTTGAAAGTAATCCCAACAAAGTTTTTCCCAATGCTTTTGCCCCGTCGCCAATAGCTGTAAAAACGGCTTTACTTTCAGCCCCGCCACGTCCTAACGCCAAAAGACTTTCGCCAAATGCGCTATTTAAACCTAACGTTTCTTTTAATTTGTCGCCATACGCAATAATTGCGTCGGACGCCTCCGTATAATTTCCGACGTTCAATTGAAATTTCCCGGTTGCTTCCTGCAAACGTTTCATTTCTTCGTATATTTCTTTGGTTTGTGCAACCAATTTTCGCCCCTCCTCGGTGTTTTCCCGTTCGGCTTTAGTCATGTTGTTTAAATAAATCTTATTCAATGAATATTGCGCCGATAAACGGTTATAACTACCCTCGGCGGATTGATTTATTTTCACAATCAGTTTATTAATTTGGTTCGCTTCCTGCTGTGCCAATTTTAACTCGGCTAACTTTTTGGCGTTCTCGCTTTCTGCAAACGCCAAATCACGTTGCGCATGTGCCAAACGTTCCGCATCGTCTGCGGCTTTTTTGGTTGTCTTTCGCCCGTCCTCCGTTGCGCCGGAAACCTTTTTCAGAATCTCCGCCAATTGTATTGCCTCGGCTTTGATATTTTTCAGTGCATTTGTATAGGTGTCCGAAAGTTCATCCAATTGTTTTATCAAATCTGTAATCGAATTATCCGGGCTTATTAAATCCGAATATTTGATTGGGTTGTTATTATCTGCCATACGCCGATTATTTAGTTATTTACGGGAAATTTCCCGTCTGTTGCATTTTCTTTTCTCAAATGTGTAATTTATCGCCTAAAAATAAAAACGCCGGAAATCGCCTTATTTTGCCATTTTTTGCTTGTTTGCTTTTTTGGCTTGTTCCTTGATATACTCAAATGCGTTGTAATATTCCAAAACGGTAAATTTCTTTGGGTCAACATGCAAATTTTGGGACAATATCAAACACATATTTTCAAATTGTCTGTCATGCCTAATTTCCACGCTTTCCGAACCGGTAAACGTCTGCGGGTTGAAATAGGTTATCAACTCCGCCGTAATGTCGTCAATCTCTTTTGCGTCCGCCTCGGTTGCCCGACCGTCTATTATTGTGCGTAATACAACAATCGTTCTTTGTTTCAATTTATCGTAATACTCTTTCAATGTCGCATCATCGAACAACCGGGGAAAATACAAACGCAATTCATCGTCTATTTTTTTTTTAACCGCTTCCAAATGGGCGGTTATCTCTGAATTTGCAACGTCTTTAAAAAGACTCATTGTTTGTTGCAATCCATCATCTGACAAATCATTTCGGGGTTTACCATTTATTGATTTAACCAACACGGCAAAAGCCAAATGCCGGGGGGAAACCTCGGATTGAATGAAATATATGTTTTGGCGCATATTTTCCAACTCAACGGTTGCCATGTTTGGCGTTGGGCTGTTCAAATAACGTATTACCTTTTCAATATGTCGGTCAAAATCCGACAAATCGGAACCAACTCCGGCGTCAACCAAAAGCATTTTGTTATACTTGTGGAAACGCATAATTGGCAAATCCTCGATTGAATCATACAACTCAACGTTCATTCCTTTTATTTGTACATTCTTCATAATAAAACACGTGTTATCATTGTACTACAAAAGGGAACGCCCAAAAATGAGAGGTTCCCGGTAAATATCAACGCAAAGAAACAAATCAAAACGCAAGTCCACCACGACAAACAGAAATCGCAATTAAACATCTTTGAAAAGAAATCGTTCCCGTGAATCTGTACCCATTCAATGACGCCCCATTTGCGTAATAACGTCAGCACAAAAGCCGCTATTAATGCGACAACAATAATGTTATAAATAAAATGTTCCATATACTACAATTTACATGTTTCTCCAATACTCAATTCGCCCTCAAACCGGAATCCGCCGAACGGGTGCATTAAAAATTGGTTTTCTATTTCATCCAACGAAAAGCCCCTGTAAATGTTTTCCGCCAATTCGTACACTTTGTTTATTCTGTAACTTCCATTTCGCACCAAAAAACCGCCGTTCAAAACGTCCAATATTTGCCGCTTCAAATCCTCTTTGTTGCGTGTGCTTGCATCGTTGTATATCTTTCTGTAATCAAACCAAAAGATAATCGAAAACGCCGTTTTTATGCCAATATCAACTCCGGGTTCCCAACTGATATTTTGCGGGTCGTCAACCCAAAAGAAACAGAAATTACCAATACCCGCATCGGGGCAAACTTCCATATATTCGTTTTTCCCGGAATACACGTTTGGCGTATAATAGCGTTTTTGGTTTGCGTTCATTTTAACAAGTCTTTCCGCCCTGCCAAATGCAAAGTCCAACCACGGCAAATTATCAACCAATCCGTTTTGAATGTTCCCAATAATCCGGTCTAACAATTCCGGGTTGTCAACAACCGGGGCTTTTACCTTATTTGCCATAAATTTGTTTTTTTGCTTCGTCCATTAAATCCGGATATATGTATTGCCATATCAGTATTGCAATATTTTCGTCCGTCAATCCTAATATCTGACGCCCGTATTTTTTTATTAAATCCTCTGTCTTAAAATCGGACGCCTTAATTTCAAATTGCTTGTCGCCAACTTCCAAAAAAAAGCTACTTTCAAAATCACCCTCATCCCTTAACGTAACCCGGTTTGTCGGCTGTCCCTTAGCCTCTTTAATTGCGATTGTTACGGGGCTGTATGGTGCATAATCCGAAATTTCGACGCCCAAACGGTTAATACCTTGTTCAAACAATTGTTCCTCGGCGTTTAAATCAACTATATATGCCTCATTGTCCCATATAATGTTTTGTATTATCCGCCCGGATGTCAAAGCCTCGTTGAAATCCGCAACCCTTTTTCGTAAATCGGTTATCTTTTTCATAAATACAATTTTCCCTTTGAATTATATAATTACACGGTTCTGTATTTTACGCCTCTGTTGTTACAACTTAAACAAATGCGGTCTAATCCCTGCGTATCAATCCGCAATGCCTCATACGCCTTTTTTAAATCATACCCCAACCCGCCGGGTCTAACGCCGGCCGTGTTCCCGTCCAACTCATACAAAATGTCTGTACGGCTTGCGTTTGACTGATTGCGGTTTACCCTTACGTTGGGGTTCATTGCTAACGTACGCAACGCAATTGCGGCAACTTGCCGTTGTATCACGGTTTGGAAAATAGCCCTTTGAGAAATAACAAAATCGGTTAAATCGCATCCAATTGTAATTTCGCAATTCAACCCGTAATTCTGTGTTCTTGTGTATAAGGTTTGCGCAATGTCCCATAATTCCGGATATTCTGCGAACGTTTCCGGCGCATGGTACATAAACGGCGTTATTTGCAAATACTTTGTCAATTCTCGCCAAACCTCAACGGAACCAATGTTGCACGTTCCGCACGGCTCCCGGCTCCAATCCTTTGATACGTTAATTGCTTCCATTCCGGCGGGTAATTCGTCTTGATTGTAGCAAAGGAACCACGCCCCCCCGGCGTTGTTCTTGTCGCTTATATACGGCAAATAACAATCATTTAACGGGAACCACTGAAAACCGCCATTTGTAACGGTAAAATTCAAATCAAAAGTCTTTATTGGGTCTATCTGCGACGAATGAAACAAATACATTCTAACAACCCCGGTTCCCCCGGTCATTTGCAAACCTATCTTTTCAATTTTCGCCGTCACTCCCATTGCACGAACCGGGACAATTTCAAATCCTACCAACTTATGATTGTTTTGCAACGTCGCCCGTATGCGTCCGGCACCATCAAAGAACGTTTTTCGCTCCAACAAATTACGTGTTTCTTTATCCAACTGCTTAATCTGTGTAAACGTCTGTATTGCGGTCGCAATTCCGTTTCGGGTCATTCTCTCCAAAAAGTCCGTCAACATATTATACGGTTTCCAATATGGGTTTCCGTAATCCTCCCGGCTGTAATCATTATTAAAATCGCTTGCCGTTGGTTCCTCTCCGGTGTTGTCAATTTTAGCAATCCAAACAATACCGTTATGGCTCACTTTCTGCCCGGCTTTGTACGGCAATATCATGTTCCATTCCGGGTATTGCAGCCCCCAATCATCCGGCATAATCGCCGCCATATTATCCAACGTCAAAAGCGGGTGCGCACCTTGAAAATACAACCCACTTTCCGTCTGCGTTAAATTGTCGTCTATCGCCTTTGCCGGATCGTATGATTGCTCCCACCCGCACACATTTTTTAACGCTTCGCATATTTCATTTATTCTTATCATAAAAACGCCCATTTATTTCCCATATTAGGAATTAAGATTGCAATAAATAAGGGGGCGGGGATAACCACCCCGTCCCCTCGGTTAAATAATTGTTCCGTTTTCCGGCTTATGCGCCTGCACCTCCGGCGGGAAATTCCCCGGCGTTGGTTACATATACAGGCATACCCAAAGGTACATTTTCCTCACGTGCTGCAATCTGCGCTTTGATAATCGGATTTGCAACGGTTGTTGGGTTGCTGTTGTAAGCAATTACAAACGCAACGTCTGCGCTAAATCCAAAATATTCTTTCACGTTGCAAGTCATATCGGCACTCGCTTCGCCTGCTGTCTGTGACTGGTCGCCAACTGCTGTGTAATAGTGCGAACCAACGGGCAAATCAATGTACGGCAAACGTACAACGTCCCATTCGTGGAAATTCGCACGGGTGCGGTTCAACGCCTCACGGTCAACACGTGTTAAAACGCCAACGTTACCATCCTCTACGGCAAAGAATGTGCCGTTTTTGCTAGCTTCATTTACGACGTTGTTTGTATAATGGAATACTTTATTTTCGTATTCCATACGCTTGTTTACGTCGTTATAAATACCGTGCTGTGCCAATTTTTTAATAAGGCTGTCAATTCCGGCGTTACCTATGACGTGAACCAAACCCGGATAACAATTTGCACGCATAATCGGGTTAATATCGCCCATAATTTCGGTTGCCATCTGCGTTGGAACCCCAATAACGTTTGCAGCGAAATTGTAATTCAACTTGTCTTTCAATACTTGGGTTTTTCCTGCCTCCAACGCTGCAACGGCTGCTTGGTCTAACGAATTTGCAAACGCTCTGCAAACCTTTTCCATTTTGCGGTTGAAATCGTGGTCATACGAAATTTCGTTGTTCATATATAACCTTGGCACCATTGTAAAGCCGACGGAATATGTCGCCCAAACCACGGTATAAAGTGCGGACGTGTTTTCATCGTCCGGGATAACACACGTACGAACGTTGCTAACCGTAACGTCGCCATCGTAATTGATAACCGGAACTTGTACCGTATTTCCGATTGAGGCAAACGCACGTTCACGCAATTTCGGGGACAAAATGGAATTTCCGGCGTTGGTCTGTTCAATGAAAAAATCTAATGCGCCATACTCGCACGGGCGGGCCATATTACGGTCTAACTCCGGGTTTTCTACTCGCCAATTCTGTAATCTTGTTGCAATTAAACTCATAGTCTTTTTATTTTAATTTGTTATTAAATGCGGGTTTGCCCATTACCCGGTTATCTCTCCGGCAATTTGTTAATACTATTTTCCTGCCAAACCTTTCTCATATCTTCGTCAAACTCTTTGGAACCTACCGTTTTACCTTGCGCCATCAATTGTTTTGTAATAAGTTCGTACGCCTCTGATTGCGTTTTGGCTCCGCTTACGTCCAATGTAATTCCGCCGCCTCCGACACCGACTGCGGGCTTTTTTGTGCCGCCTCCTGGCTGTTGTCTTTGCTGCTCCAATACTCCCATCGTTTCCAATTCTTTTGTCAGCAACTCGGCGGGCGTGAATGGGTTCAACTGATTGTTTGGATTGCGCATAATTGCGCCGCTTGCATCTTTGAACGCCAAAACCTTTCCGCCGTTTCCGTCGTCTATATATTCCGGGTTCATGCCTTTTACTTTTTCGGTCGCCTGCGTCAAAATAACCTTTGTTACGCTTTCCGGGAATCCTGCTTTGAATTTAAGCCCGGCGGCGGCTGTCTGCAATGCGTTGTCAATTCTTACTCCGAACAATTCTTTTTCGTGGTTTGCCTTTTCTGCCTCATACTTGGTTGTCAACTCGGTAAACTGCGTTGTCACGTTCTGCAAATCTGCTTTTGCCTGCTTCAATGCTTTCACGGTTTCCGCATCTGCCGCACCATCGGCAATTGCCTTTTCTAAACGGGCTTTTTCCTTGGTCAATGAATCAATCTGCGATTGCAGCCCGGTTGCGCCATCGGCTTTTGTTTTCATTTCCCCCATTACACGTTTTGCGTAATCATACGTTTTTTCGGTTCCATTTTTAGCGATACCGGAAACCGCCAAAATATCGGCATCCAAAGCCCCGTAAATTTCGCCCGTTTTCTTGGCAATAACGCTGTTTTCGTCATTCTGCGATAATGCTGTTATCGCTGTAATCTGTTCGTCAGACAATCCCGACAAAGCCGCATTTGCAACTAAAATTTCTCTTGTTAACATAATATTCTTACCCTTTGAATTAATTAAGTTCGATTGCTTCTACTTTTCCGCTGTTTGCGTTAATAATATCAATTGTGTATTTTGGGGAATTCCCGGTTGTGTCAACCAACCAACTAATAACACGTGCATGGCTGATTTTCTTTTCAACCTCTTTTGTTACCAAAATAACGTCGGTAATTGTTCCGCCCTCAATACATTCAATCAACTTTTTCTTTGTGTCGCCGTCCAATGCTGCGGCGGTTTCGGCTACTTCAATAACCAAATTGTCTTGCTGTGCAATCTGTGCCATATTCGTAATTTTTAATGGTTAAACATTCTCGTTGTTTTCCGGGCTATCGCCTGCCGCTTCCTCTGCTTCTGCTGTTTTTTCGGCTTTTGGTTTTCGTCCGGCTTTCTTTGGTTCTGCTGGGATAACTCCGGCGGCTGTCAGTTCTGCAATAATTTCGGCTTTCATTTGTTCACGTTCTGCCGCCTTTGCTTCTGCTGCCGCCTTTGCTGCTGCTTCTGCCTTTGCTCGTTTGCTGGCTTCAATCTTTTCTTTGTTCGCTGCCTCCCAAACGTTCGGGGCGTGCATAATGTCAACTTTATAACCCATTTTTCGCAAATTGTGCAATCCGAATGTTTCAAAGAACTTTTTTCCGAAAACCTGCATACGTGGTCGTGAAATTCTTTCGCCCGTTTCTTGGTTGAATTTTACAACCTCAATACGACAATGATAAAAACTTTCTTCCCCTTTTGGAACAATGAAATTTTCCGGGGTAACGTCCAACAATCCGACGTCCTTTGTTTTACCCTCTGTTTCTGCTTTCACTCGCATAATCATAAATTTTTTTTGTTATTACTTCAATTTTCTTGGGAAATGGTATTTGGCTGCCAAATTCCAAAACGTTTGTATTCTCACGTTCAAACCTACGCACAAAATTAGCGAAATTCAATTTAATGCGCAATTCATCCTCGGTAATTAGCTGTTTTTCGTACAATTCTAATACTTCCGGACGTGTCAAATGTCGGTACGGCTCCAATTCTGCCAACACTAACATACGTTGCATTTGTATTGGGTCGTGTCTGTACTCCGTTTCGATAATCTGATTTTGTAGCGCATCCAATTCCCCCTCGCTTGCTCCGCTTTCTTTCGCCATCTTATAACGTTCTCGCAATTGGGTTGCATCAGACAAATAAAACTCGGTGCCATAATTGATTTTTGCCGAAATGAACATTGTTCCATAACGCAAACGGCAAACGGTTTCGTCAACGAACTTTTGCGCCGCCTCAAAGCCTTTTTTTACTCGGTTTAATACCGTGCTTTGGCTTTCAAAATTGGCTTTAATTTGCTGTTCATTTAATGCTTCACGGGTTGTTATTTCCTCGTTGGTACCAACAACCGCCGTAATTATGTTTGTACGCAACCGTTCTTCCTCGCTAACGTTATAATCCAAACTATTACGGTCAACGGTCAACATCTGAACCGGGTTGCGCAAATCCGGCTGTTTGTCGCCGTCCGGTACCGGAATTTCAATGAATGAACCAACCCCGACAATTCGTTTATCTCCGCATTTCGGGCAACGCATCAATAAACCCGCTTGGTCTAATTTATAATAGCCTTGTTTATCTTTCAAAAACCCGCCGTCGCAATAATCGCCGTTTTCGCCGTTCGTAAAATCGCAACTTTGTTCATATCCGGAATAAATCGGGTACGACCCGTACATATCCAAATTTTTCTTTGATAAATGATAAAAAAGGAACCAATCTAAACTTTCCAACTCGGTTGTTAACGGGGACGCCTTAACGTCCGGTTCTCTCAAACTCAATGGTTCGTTCCAAAAAAAACGTGCTGGGCAATATCCCAAATCGTGCGGGCTATCAATCAGCAATTCGCCAATATTGCCTTTTTCCTCGGTAAATACCCGGTATCGTTCATCGTCAATTACGGCAATACGGTTGTCGTCCTGCCGGAATATTATCCAACGCATAACGCCCGTTGTTTTGTCTGCCTTGTATGAAATAACGTGTTCTATTGGCAACCAATAAAAGTACGGTTGCGGGTAATTATCGCCGGGGGATTGCTCTTTTGGCAAATCAACAATTAATACGCTGTTAATTTCGGTTTTGAAATATTCCCATCCCTTTGTGCTCCAAATTTCGGGTTCTTCCAATACGTGTTGTCTGTAATACTCCCAATCGTCCCTTTGTTCGCTGTTCATAAACTGATAATTGAACGCCGGGTTACGACCGTCAAAAATGCGGCTCAATTTATCAAAACAAACGCCCGTTACCTCGTTTGTCTTTACGGGGTAACGGAACAATGTTTTGAACACTTTGAATTTGTCTGCGGGTATAAGGTTTGAAACATAAGCCAAAAAATCGGTCACGGGTTGCGTAATGTATGGCGTCAACGCCTTTTCCGCATGAAATCGTATGCGGTTTTGGTGGTAAATCGCCCTACTTATCGCCGCTTTGTTCCGTGGCCCCGTTATCTGCTTTTTTATTTCTCTTATATCTAAGCCCATTTTCTTTGTCAAATTCAAATTTACTATTTTCCGGTAACTGCCAACCGCCGTTATTTGGCATTTTTAAAAGTCTTTCGGCGTGGCTAACTTCAAAATCTCGTGTCGTTTTCAATGTTTCATTTTCCAACGTCACTATTGTTTGTTTACCCTGCTGCATTTTTTAAGTCTGTTAGCGGGTTAAAATCTTCCGGTACGATAATAGCCAAATCATCCGACCAATTAGGTAAAAACGTCCATTGTATTGCGTTGCTATCGGGTGCCTCAAATCCTCCCAATGTTTTATCCCCGATAAACAAAGAACGAATTGGAATAGGATAATGCGTTGTTGCTGTTTTCGGGTCTTGCAATGCACCAATTGCGCCGTTTTCATCAAACAAATAAACCCCCAAATTTTGGGAATCGCTTTCACATTGCAAATCTTTCAATGCTTTAATCAGTGATTGCGGCATTTTACGCATAACCGCCGTAAATGGGGTTGGCTCACGTCCAATAATTTCCTCAATACCGCCCAACGTTTCGTTTCCTCCGCCGAACGTACGGGGTGCGCCTGCTTCTGCTGTCGGTGCTTGGATATACGGGGAGACAACAACTTTCGTGTCGTCATCTGCCGATAACAACGGCGTCCATGACGCTTTTTTCCCAATACCCGCCGTCGTGGTAAATGAATTTTTTTCTCCGGTGCTTTTATACAATCTCTGAAACGCTACTTTCTGAATCTGTCCGAAACTCTCGGCACACGTAAAGTTTGGAATGTTTGGCAACGCTGCTGCTGCCGGGCATTTACAAATAGCCATAATCTTAATTTTTTAACGTTAAAACTTTTGTTATTATCTCCGGGGGCTAACCCTTTGCCCCATTACTTATTGCAAAGTTATAATATTTTCGGCTAAATCCTTGCATATATGAAATAAAATGCTAATTACGACGTTTAATGCCCCTTGTTGCTTGGCTGTATGGTCTTGTATCGCCGTCCGCCAATTCCTTTTCATATATTCCGGTCAAACCGTCCTCCGGGTCGTCATGCTCATTTGCTGGGAAATCACGCAAAAACCCGGTTACGTGTTCATGTATCTTTGGAAAACGTTCCTCCCATCCTAACGGCATTATGATTTGGGCGTTGACGCTTGCCGAATTTGTTATAATGCGGCTTTCCTTGTTGGCACCTTGGTAAAATGGTTCGGAAATCGCTTTTATCTTTTTACGTATCAACTTTTCAAACCCGGCACCGCCGTTGTTACTTTCAATCCATGCTTTTTGCGTTCCACAACGGTTTATCATTTCCGGGACGGTAACGGATGTTACTTCTGTATTTTCCTGCGTAAATACCATGTCAGTAATTAGCGCATACAAAATCGGTTCAAACCGTTTCTTTTGTTCGTTCCATGCCTCATTACCGGATTTGTAAACGTCATAACATGCCGAAAATGTAAAGTCGTCGCCCTCGTCGGCAACGTCGGTGTAATTGCCACTACGTACATACGTCCCCCATTCGGATTTGTCAACGTATGTTCGGAACGGGTTCCGGTACAATTTACCCTCTGCGTTTCCGGGGTTGCCTTGATACAAACATTGAAATTGTACGGGGTCTAACGCTCTTTGTCCCTCCAATTTTGCCCGGCTGTGTCGTCTATCCCATAACGCCGCCCCCGGTTCCCGTGGGTCAATCTCTGTTGGCTCCCCGGTTTTCAATCCCTCAAAGTTAATGCGTACCCATGCGCCCGCCGGAATGTTCTTTACATCGTCCCAACTTTTAATCTCAATTACGGTTTCCCCGCTTTTTTCAATACGTCCAATCAAATCATCATCATGCCAACGGGTAAACACAATTAATTCTTGAGAATCATTATGCAAACGGGTACGTACAACGGTCGTGTACCATTTCCACGCCGCATTACGTACAATCGGGCTGTTGCCCTCGGCATAATCTTTGTAAACGTCATCCAAAATAGATACATCAACCGTTTTTGACGTCAACGAACCGCCACGACCGACAACACGCAACGAACCCTTATGCCCAACCATTTCTATGACGTCAGAATTTCGTAAATACGTATTAGCCATTGTTACGACGTTGGAACCGTTCAAATACGTTTCCGGGAACAATTCCCGATAACTTGGCGTATCAATTACCCTTTGGACGTCACGGTTAAAATCTCTCGCAATGGTTGCCGCATAGGAACCGATACAAATCTTTTTGTCCGGGTCTAAACCCAACATAAAAGCGGGTAACTTTCGGCTTGAACCCTCGCTTTTTCCATGTTGAGGGGGCATTTGCACAATCATTTTCTTTATTTCGCCGTGGGCGAATTTATCCAACAACGTATAATAAACGACGTGAAACGGTTCCAATGCTAAATCCGGTTGCATATACCGGGCAAAGTTTATCAGCCTATTGCGTGACGCCGCTTTTACTAATTCCCCGGGATTGTTTTTTAGTGCGGCGTACATTTTAAGTAATTGTTCTTTATCCATTTTGTTTAATTCTTAAAAATATACCATATATTTTTGTCTTACCCCCGTATTTTTTCTGACTTAAAAACCGGAAATCTTAAAAAACGGCCAATTTAATGTTTCATTTTCCATTTGTCGCACGCTTTTTCCGAACGTATCATACTGTGATTTTCGACAAACGGGCATTTTAAACAAATCGGGTTCCCGGCCATATCTAAATTTGAATGTTCATAATAGAATTTACCCCAACCACATTCGCCGCACGTGTGTACGGGTTTCGGTTCGTCTTTTTTCTTGATATTATTCTTTGTTGTTCGTGCCATCGTCAATTACTCCTTTCTCTGCTAATTGTTTTTTATATTCTGCTGTTTGTAGTTTATCAGCAACCGCAAACAATAAATCCTCCGGGATTGCTGATACATCGTATTGCGGTGCATCGCCGTTTATGCTTTTTTCTATTCCCGGAATCTCAACTTTAATTGGTGCATCAAATCCCAACATCTTTGCCCGGCGTTGCTGCACATTCAAAAGCAAATCCAAAAACCGGGGGTTCCCGGCGGACGTTTCCGTTGTGGTTTCCTCATACCCGTAATATTCCGGGTTATCGCCATCCTCCAAAACTTTACGGGGCTTTGCGTTCTGTCTGTTTTTCTCTCTCGTTTTCCCGGTCTTGGAACGTTCCCACGCCTCCCACAATTCAACCTCCATTTTATCCAACTTTCGCAATTCCTGCGTAACGTAATCGTCTATATTTTCCATGCGCTCACGCTTCCACTCTATTAGCAATTGTTGCATATCCCAATATACCATTTGTGTTGTTATGGTATAACCGACGCCACGCCGGGCGTTTTCCTCATTCAGTCTTTCCGAAATCTCCCTATACGTGTAACCACGTAAAAACAGATTTGAACAAAAAGCCAAATCAAACTCCCTTTGGTCTTTTGTTCGTTTGCACATTTTCGGGCGTCCGCCCCTTTGTCTTTTACTCGCTTCCATTTTTTAAACCTTTTTATAACAGCAAAGCCATTTACTTTGCTTTCCTCTCAAACGTTGCTTTCCCTTTGCTTGTTGTTTTCGGGGAATTTTCGTTTTAAGCGGGTTTTGTTTGTTACTTGATCTTTTATTGTCTTTTGTATTTTCGTCACCCTACGGGGTTAATTTGGGCTTTCTTTCGTTCCGGTACCTAAACGGCAAAGCCCCGGTTATAATTCCGGGGCGTTTATTATGCCTTTTCTACATTATTTCTATACCATGAAAAGGTTTTAAAGCATATTTTTGACGGGGTGCCGTCTTTCTTTTCCTTTCGTATGGTATATTCAAACTTTCCGTCATTGTCAACTCTTATTTCTTCAATTGTGCCAATATTTTCATCTTGTTTCACTCTATCCCCAATTTTAAACGGACAATTTTCTTTTATGTAGCTTTCATCCGCTTTGGCTTTTTCCTTTTCGTTGTACTCCAAAGCCTTTTGTCTTATATGGTTCAATTCTTGAACTCTCTTTACGTATGTTTCTTTATCCATGACTTTATTATTTTTCTGTTGGTAAATCCACGGTTAACAATACGGGTTGCAATGGTTGGTTAAACGTCAGCATTGACAAATGTATTGTTCCGGTTTCTTTTATTCTCTCCAATTCTTCCGGGGATAACTGCCATTTGGTAATTATAAGCCCCTGCGGGTCATTGGGGATTTTCATTGCAGGTAACGGCATATATTCCGGTTGGTCTTTTGCAAATACTACATTCACGCCGGGAAATTCAACGGGTTTCATTGCCTTGCTCCTTTCTTGGTTTCTTTCTAAACTTACGTTTCTTTTCCGGTATCTCAATACGGTGTATCTCAACACGTGCGCCAAAAGCCTTTGCCAACTTTCCGGCAACTTCTTTTACTTCTTCCGGTATATCATTTTGAGGCTTTCCCGACGCATCGGCGTTTATCTGTTTTAGCAATCCGGCGATTGCTGTTTTTTCCTCTTTGTCCGTTGTCGTCTTGAAACGCTGAATCAGATTTGCAATTGGTTGCGTTCTCATAAAGTCAGCACATTTAAAACGGTCTTTGCAAATATTGCAATCATCCGGGTAATTGTGTTTTGCATCCTGCGAACTCTTTTCGTCTGCCTTTCTGAATCCGTGCCATTCGTCACGGCGGGCGATTGCTTCCGAAAATACCGCCATTGCATCAATACAAACTTGTGCCAAAATAAAATCCGGGGTATCTCTCATTTCCTTTTCTAAACTGTGCTTATTAATAAGTTCGGTTAGTTCTTGTTTAAAATCTTTTTTCATACGCTTAAACTTCTATATGTTCAATTTGTGGTAACTTCTTTATGTATTCCAACATCGCCGTTTTGCTTTCCTCGGTTTCGTCGGTTCTGTTTATTACCAACTGAATAACTTCCAAAAGATAATCGCTATCAATACACGCATTATCAACGTCGGTAATATTATACAATGGTTCCGTTATTTCCTTGACGGCTTTAAATGCTTCTTTTGTCAACTTTGCGGCTTTTTTGAATCTCATTTTTTCGCCCTTTTCAAAGCATTTGCCTAAATGATTTAATTTATCATCAGCGTAAAAAACGCATGTATGTGCCATGTCCGCCAAAAGATACGCCGTATTTGTAAGGAACAACGCTTTTTTTCTTAATTCTTCTTTTTCTTCGTTTGTCATAGTCTTTTGTTAAAACGGTTCTCAAAATGTTTGTATAATTCGGCGGTTTACTGCTGCATATTACCGCAAACCGGGCTTTCCGGTTTGTTGTGTGGGTGTTTGCGCATAAATTCCGGGTTTTTCTCACGTCCTGCAATTTTAGTATATGCCATTTCCTGCAATTCCTTTTGGCTATACCCTAATAATGCCGCAATATGGAATAAAACAACGTTTACGTCCGCCAATTCGTCGATAATATCATGCGTTCCGGGATTAATTTCGTTTATTTCTCTTTGCGTTTTTTCCCTGCTTAAATATCTTTCAAACGCTTCAAACAATTCGTTGTATTCCTCGGCTAATTTTCCCAATCTTTTTTCTATATTCTTGCCGAAAAGTTTATTCATCTTTTCAAACAATCTCTTTTCGTCAAAGGTCAATCCGGCGGTATTGGCGTCTTTTTCTTCAAAATTAGCCATAAACGTTTGCATATCCATTTTGCCAAATTTTCCGTCCGGTGTCAATACAATAAAATTTCCCTCCGGTACGTCCAACATTACGCCGTTTTCGGTCGGGAATGAATAAACCGCCAAACCGCCGGGCGTTCTCGGAATCTGCATTGTTCCGCCTCCGGTAAACATCAGCAATTTTTCCAAATTATCACGCTTTACGGGTAATGCACGAATTTCTAGCAATCGGCGGCAATAAATATCCCCGGCGGTTTCGTCCGGCATACCTAAATTTGTGCGCAACTCATTTGGCAAATTTTCCGCCCCTTTTTCGTATTCAACAAAGAATATTGCACCACGCAAAAGGTTTTGTTCTTTAATCGTCTTTACGTCTTTTATTCTTTTTCCGTATCTGCCTTGAACTGCACATATTGCGGCTTCAATTATTCTTTCCTCTTTATCCGGGGCGTACATTTTAAGTTCAAAGAAATTTTCTTTCTCTGTAACTTCCGGTTCTGTTCCCGTTACATCTTCAATCATCAAAAACGTTTCCGCATCAAACGGAATAAATCTTTTCTTTTCCATCGCTTTTTTCTGTTATGTTATATAATTTTCTGAAATATATTACTTTGTTATCGCTACGGCTTGTTCTGTGGCATTTAAGCCCAACCGCCGGGCAATCGTCTTTATGGATAACGCAACATGCGCATCTACTCAAACATACAAATTTGCCAACCTTTTCAATCAGTTTATCAGACGGTTTAACCCATCTTTCCGCAATTATTACCATACCCCAGTAAACTGCACGTTCGCCGGGGTTATATTCACGCCCGGGTTCAAACGGATGTGGTTTCTTTATTCTCATTTTCTATCGAACTAACCAACAAATCCAAATTTTCCTCTGTTCCGGAAATTGAAATTCTTGCTTTCCCTGCTCCCATTACCGCCAATTCCGTAATTGTGCAATCATATTTGCCTGCGGATTTTTGAAACTTTGCCGCCTCATTTAATGGCAATATTTTTGTTATCTCTTTCATCGCTCACGTTTTTAGTATTTTACATTACAAAGTTAATAATTTCTTTTGGTTTTTATCCATATCAGCCGGAAACCAACGGAAAAACAAAGCAATTTAATTTCAATATCTAAATAAACGTCATGTCCTTTTACGCCCTCAACCATAACTCCGGGCGTCAAATAAAATTGCTTATACTTCCACAAACTTTGCAGATACAAATAAAACCCGATACGTCCAATATGGAATCCGATTGTTTTCATTTCTCTATCTGTTTTTTTATCTGTTCCCAACTCTTTTTGTCAATTACCATTTTCCGGGGGTATTGTATTATTTCGCCCTTGGTATATACGAGATTATAGATACCCAATTGCCCCTTAATTGGCATTTCAACAACACGTCTTGGGTTGCGCATCATCCATCCGAAACCCTTTGTTATTTTTGCCCTCTTTTCCTTTGGAATCCGGGTGTTTTCCCAATCCTCCGGCGTAAACTCTTTTATCGGCTTCACGTCGTACAACTCAACCAATCCCAACGTAACGCCGCTTTCCATTCCCGGATAAACCGGGGACGCTGCGGAACATATCAGCACGTCGCCACGGTATGACGTGTTTTTGCTCCGAACTTCAATTGTCTTTTCCCCGTAAACAATACCGTTTTCATCCTTGTACGCCTCCGCTACCAAATCATTTGCGTATGGCTGTTTGACGGTCAACGCACGCCAACGGTCGTGTTTTTCGGGGTCATATTCTTTGCTATTAAACTGCATAACTTTATTTTTTATCTTTCCCGGCGGGTTCCTTGTAATGGGCAAAACCAATTGGTCGTATCGGTTCCGGCTCCGGAACGGCTGCGTCCTCCTTATTGTATTCAAAAGAAACAATAACCGTTCGCCCCTTTGTCCGTGTCCCAATCAGCCGGGAACCCTCCGGGATTTGAATTTTAATTTCGTTCCTCATTCTCAAAATGGCAAATCATCTTTGTATTGGTCGGGAATTGGCGGCGGCGGTGTTGGTGCGCCTCCCTGCTGCGTTGTTTGTCCGTCTTTCTTTGGCGACAACATCTCCATATTAAACCCGTAAACTTCTGTAATGTATCTTTTGACGCCGTTGTTGTCCTCATAACTGCGGGTTCTTATTTTCCCCTCAATATAAAGTTTATCGCCCTTTTTTACATACTCTTTTGCAACCTTTGCCAATCCATTTTGCAAAACAATATTGTGCCATTCGGTGCGCTCCGGTACTTCTGTACCATTTGCCGTTTTAAATGCTCTGTCAGTTGTCGCCAACGTGAATTGCGCAACCGAACCGCCGTTGTCGAAATCTTTATACTCCGGGTCTTTTCCGACGTTACCCATTAAAATAACTTTGTTTACACTCATAGAAATATAGCTTTAAAAATCCAACTTCCAATACTCCATAACGTCCAAATGTATGACGCAACCGTTAACGCCACGAACGTATAATATACAATTTTATATCCGGTTTGTTTTTTGATTTTCATCTACTTAAATTTTACACCATCCAACAAATATTCTTTTTTCATATCCGACCATCCGGCGGCATGATTTATCGCTTTCCGGTCGTCGTCGTAAACAAATCCAACTATCCAACCGCCGACGTTTGATTGTTTTATTAGTCTTACCAATTTACCGACGAAAAAAGAACGGTATCGGTAATATGCTGAATTTTCACTAACAAACAAAACCCGTCTTTCTGCATTTATTTCGGGCGGATTTTCGATTTGCGGGCGTTTCTCCCTTTCCGGGTACCTTTGTACCCTTTTAAAATCATTTTGGATTGAACGGCGGGAAATTGCCCCGTAATCGGGTGTTCTTTGTTTCGTTCTCATAATTTATATTTTTCTTTTTCTTCTTCTGTCCAATCTTTTTTAGGTTTTAAAGCCATAGGGTGCGTTTCCCTATTATATCTTATTTTTGGGTTACAAAGACAATTTTTACATTGTTCACATTCTGACGGTTCCATAGAACCGTATTCTTTCGCATACTTGCAAAGAAAACAATCTTCATCCATTTGTTGAATTACGTCTATTTGCCTTACTATATTTCTTACACAAGCATCTAAATCAATAAAATCTGTATATCTTTCATCTTGTGTTTCTACCGTATATCTATCAACAAACCTTATTCCGCTGTTTCTTTCATCATCAATGTCTTTAATTCCCTCGTCTTTCAATTTGCGTGATATATTTAGCTGTCTAAATTCCAAAATATCATTCAAAAAATCATTAAGCCATTTTTTAAAATCTTCCCACGTGTTCCATTCAAATATTTTGAATGTATCTTTTATACTCCCGTTACAATCGGGCGTTTCATCGCACCACTTATTAATTTTTTGAACTATTTTATTTATACCTTCCGGGTTATGATAAGGGTGCATTTGATATATAACACCTACTACTGAATTTATAATCAGTTTATTTGTAATTCTAACTTTGCTCATAATTTCAAAATTTGATACTCTTTCTTTAATAGTTCTATAACCTTAACGTTTCCGGGATAAATGCGCATATTTTTACGGTCGCCATTTTCCCAACGGTTGTGCATTTCAAAACAAAGGATATTGATATTGCGGGGGTCGTGCGCCATTTCCGGGTGCGAACCCCTCGTTAGGATATGCGAACAATAAACGGCGGAATAACTCGACAACGGGCGCAATGTTTCCTCGCATTGGTGCGGCTTATGTTCCCAAATCCACCTAAAAAACCGTTCGTTTGCCTGTGGGATATTCCCACGACCAAAAACGCAATACCCGAACAATTCCCGTTGGATTTCGACACGCAACCGAATATCCATTGTAAACCGCTTGTAATCCAATAGGGGGCAAAACCCCCTATCGGTTACAAATTGGTATTCTTCCCGGTCTGTTAGCAATATCGGCTCCATTGCTTACATATCCGCCGTTTCGTCCTCCGGGTCGTCCTCGTTAGCCGGGTCGCCGACCTCCGGGAACAATCCGTCCTCCTTTTCCGGCTCTGCGACCAAACCCGGTGCGGGTTCGCCGTCAGCCCCGAACAATTCCAATTGCGCCTTTTTGCCCTCAAACAGAAATTCGTAAACCTCGTTTTCAATATCGCAAACAATGTTTTCCAACTCTTCCTCAAAACCGAACGTTTCAACGTTATATTTCATTCGTGGGGTATTGATTGCTGTTTTCTGATTGTTTGATATGGTAAACAATCCGGTTAAAACGACGCCTACGTTATCATCTTGCCCGGACAAAGAAACGCCCCTAACCTCTATATTGTCCAAACATTCTTCCGCAAATGCGGCTGCAATATCTGTTTGTTTCTTTGTTGCTTTAAACTCCGGCGTTGCCATCATGGTTTTAAATGACGTTATGTTGAATACACGTCCCATAATCGGGCGCAAATCATTAAACAAATGACGCAAATCCGGGTGTATGTCTTTTGCACTCAATACATGGTATTTGTTCGTGTAACTCTCATTTCCGACAACTTCCGTTACTTCATAATGTACGTCTAACCCGCCATCTTTCAATAACTTTACTTTCGATAATGAAAACTTTTCCTTTGTAGGAATCGGCATAACATTTTGTTTTTTTTCGCTCATAATTTTTAATCTTTATTGTTTCCCGGTTCCTCCGGGTCGGTTTCTTCTTGGAAATACTCGCACGGTTCATCATCAGCACAACGACCGGACAAACAACATACCGGATAATCCACGCAATCAATGCACATTTTTTTTTCGTTCATAATTTAAAAGTCTGTTTCATTTAACAATTTTGCAACCTTGTTTTCCGGCTCTGCATCCGGTGCAAATATCGGTTTCGGGTCGTGAACTAAAACTTCCCTTTTTACCTTTTTGGTCTTTGCGGGTTCCGGTTCCGGGTTAAACTTCAATTGTTCCGCCGGATATTCTTTTGGTTTCAGTTCTATAATACCATTTTCCACCAAAACCGGAATACAACGTTTGCAGGCTTTCACGTCCTCCAACGCATCATGCGCCGGGAATGTTTCGCCGGGGAAACACTTGTTGTAAAGTTCCTCCAATTTCGGATATTTGCCCGGACGTCCGTCTGCATACAATGCGCCAACAAATTTAATTGTTTTCATCATCGTATCAATTCGTTTGCCCTTAAACAATGCGTCCTCCGCTTTTGCGTCGTAATATTCACGACCCATAATGCGCAATATCATTGCTTTTACAATTGACGTATCAAAGTAAATGTTATGTCCGACCAACAAACGGGCTTTTTTGCAATCCTCCAAAAATTCGTCTATAATGTCAGCAAATGGGACGCCCTCGGCGTTTGCTCTCTCTGCTGTAATTCCGTGTACCTCAATTGAGGCCTCCGGTATTTCCCACCCCTCCGGCTTTATGATAAATGAACGTTCCTTTTCGTTTACCGTCCATGCCAATTGCACAATATTTGGAAATTCCGCAAAATCAACGTCCCATTTTGCGCCCTTTTGGGGCAACCCGGTTGTTTCACAATCGAACGTCAAAACATCTTTCATAATGTCGTTTATCTCATTTCCTTTGCTGTCTTTCAATGTTACTTTTTTCATAATAAAAAAAATCTTTTTTGCCCGTCTTTATTGGGCGTTTGTTCAACATAATTTGCCCGTGTAATCCACACGCAACCGCATTTCAAACATTTAACCCGGCTATATCCGTGCGGCGTATATTGGTACCGGATAACCCGCCAATCTTTCAACGGGTAACATTTACGGGGTTGGTTACACTTGCAAAACATATTATTTTTTCTTTTTTAATCTTCTTGTTTCTTTTTTACGGGTATTATACCCGGTTTTAAATGCCGACAAATAAATAAAATCGCACGCATCAATAAACATTTCGCTTGTCTTGCATAATTTATATATTGGGCAATCCGTACATTTAATCCGCCCGCTTGCCTCTCTCGCTTTCTTTTCCAACGGGCTTAATTCTGAATAATGCCTCATATTAAATGCTTCTTGGGTCGTCTATAAACGTGTTGTATTCCTCTGCGGAAATCTGTTTCAAATGCTCAATATGTTCTATCAATTCCGCATTGCTCAACTCTGCAATTGTCCGCAACCGGGTTTCATATTTCCCGGTGTTAATATCCGGGGTCTGCTCATACATAACCGGGGACAACTCACGCAAACGGCGTTCCGTCTGTTCCTCTGTCAGACGCTCCCCGGCTTCCCAAATTCCGGTTCTGAATGTTGGTACAACGTAATTGAAATAATAACCTTTCAAAGCCTCTGACGAACCGGGCGACGCTACAATAAAACGGGCGATTATGCGGCTACCTTTGTGCATTGCAAAGAATTGATTTAATTCGCCCATATACATTTGCAAACCGCCGTTGTTGTTAATCATCCCCGTTGCTGTTATCTCTCTTTTTTTCATTATCCAAACATTTAACAAACAATTCTGTACTATTGTCTTTCTTTTCTTGGTCAACCAATTGTTTCATTGTAATATTAAACGCTTCGCCGCCAACTTCCAATATAAACTTTCTTTCGCTGCTTGAATATCCCTGCAACTTCTTATCCATTGCATTTGCATACAATACCGTCATTTGTCCCGGTTCAAAAACTCCTCGTTCCTGCAAACGGTCTATCGGGTGCCGCTTCAATGGTGCGTCCGCCATCATTCCGGCTTTTCTGCGGGTGTTTTCCAAATCGGAAATAACCACTTTCAGATTATTATAAAAAGCGGGTGTTTTCAATACGTCCGCAATTGTCATTTCTTTAACTTCCATATTGTTTTGTTTAAGGGACGCCGGGGAACCGACGCCCCGGTTAATTACTCGCTTTCTGTGTATTCCTCAATAATCAAATCGTCCTGCCCTCTTTTAACTTCTTCAATGAATCCTTGGAACCCGTTTTTCTTGGCAATATCAATAATTGCTTGCAATCTCTTTTCGCCCAAACTTTCGCCCCTCGCAATGCGGAATACTTTCACGGTTGGGTTACTTGCTATAATCAGTTTTGCGGCAACCTCCATTATCTGCGAATCTGAAACCTTTCCGGCGACAAATGGGACGTCATTTAATACTAACCCATCATCACTAAACGAAAGCCCGGAAATCGGTAATTTCGCCGACGAAATAAGTTTTTCACGCTCGGCGGATAATTCCGCAATTTCTGAATCCATCTTTTCCGCTTCTGCTTTTTTGTCGTCTGCTTGTTTTTTCTTTGAAAGATAATCGGCAACCTTTGCAGCCTTTTTGTTGTGTTCCTCGGCTTCTTTCAATTGTTTTTCTGTATCGAAATTATTCGGGTTCAAAGCCTCATAATCTGTTAACCATTTTTCGGCACTTGCTATTTTTCCCTCATAATCTTTCTTTTCTTCTTCAACGACCGAAACGGTTTGTTTATACGTCTTTTCGGCTTCTTCCATTGCTTTCTTTGCCGCCTCAATTGCTTTATTGTATGAATCTTTGGCGGCTGCCAAACGTACCGGAATCTCTGCCAATCTCCCCTTTCTTTCTTCCATACGTAAACGCACGCCCTTTGCTTTCTCAACCAACTTTGCGTTTTCCTGCTGTTCTTTCATCAGTTCCGTAATGTCCTTTGGTTTGGCATACGTTTTCAAATCCTGCGTTGTCAATCCCTGCCCAGCTGCATCTGATATTGATTTGTAGGTTTTCAAATCTCGGTTTACTCCGGTACGTTCTGTTTTAAGCCCGGCAACGGTTGTATCAATTTCGGCAATCCTTGTTCTTACTTCTTCCGGCAACAAAGACTTTACAACCTCAATTTGCTTTCTGCGTCCCTCGGCGGTTTCCGACCAACGGGAAAATTCCACGGCGTCAAAATCTGTATAACCGAAAATCTTTTGTAACATAGAAACGTTATCACTTTTCATTCCGGTTGTCTTTGATTTAATTGATAACGTGCCACGTGGGTTTGCTTTCGTGAATTTCAATTCAACCTCGTATTCCTCGCCGTCGTCGCCGACAATCATTTTTGCAAAACCTTTGCTTTCTCCATTCTTCAATACGGCGTCACGGTTCCCGGTCAACAAAGCCCCAATTGCTTTTAATACCGTTGATTTTCCCAACTCATTATCCCCGGTAATGAAATAAACATTACCGTCAAAATCTGCGTTAAACTCTTTAATTACTTGGAAATTTACCAATTCTAATTTCTTAACTATCATTTTTGCTCTCGGTTTGTGCCGGGGTTTCCCCCGGCGGTTAATATTATTTTTTTGTTTCTCTCATTCTTTGGTATATCATTGTTTGCACCTTAACAAATGCGTCCCGGCTTTCTTTCGCTTCCTCAACCGTGCAATCAGCAATGAAATTTTCCAAACGCTTGTATAATTCGTTCAACTCTTTGTCGCTTATTGCGTGCCGGGTTGCTCCTACTTCATCTATAAACATATCAAAACACCATTTGTATTTCAGAAATCTTATATCCTAACTCTTTTGCAATTTCTATTGCACATTCAACGTTTTCTATTCCATCAAACATCAATGTTTTTGTTTGAAAATCTATGCCATAAAATGAAACTTCATTATTATGCGCATTAATACCGTTTTTGTGAATCTCTAATAACTTCATAGTTTTATAATTTATCCGGGAACCCGCCCGGTCGGTGTTTGTCGTACTCTGAAAGATTTTGGCTTTATCACTTCATTTAATCGGTTACCGAACCATCATTTAACCCTTTGTAGATACCGTTGCTTACTTTCTACTCTTACGAACTTAATCTTTCAACAGTCTTTTTGCATTTTGGTTAGGCTGTGGGGTCTTTCATTGTTTGACACTGCAAATATACGCATAATATTTTAACTACCAAAATTTTTTCTTTTTATTTTCAAAAAAAAAAC